GAGCCGGCCATCTCCCGCAACCTCAAGCCCCTCGCGGAGCAGGACTGGGAGCAGGAGGAGCTCCTGTGACACCTCCCCCGCCCCACCCCACCGACACCGAGATCCCGCTGGGTGAGGAACCCCCGGCCGACGACTGGAGAGACCGATGACCGACAAGCCCTTCCCGAGCACCGAAGCGGTAGACGTCCTGGCCGGCGCCCTCTACGAGGTCGTCAGCAAGCAGGGCGGCGGCCTGCGGGATCTCGACAACGCCCCCGTCGCGTGGGCGGACGTGCCGACACGACTGAAGTTCCACCAGCGCTCGATGGCGCTCGACACGCTTGCCGCCGCCTACCCGCAGATCGTCGCGGACTTGCTCAACCACTACGCCGACGCCATCGAGACCAGCAGCCTCGGGCATCTCGACGAGTACGTGCAGGACGAGCGGCGGTTCGCCGAATGGCTGCGCACGCAGGCCACCGGAGCGACCGCATGAGCGCCACCACGGCCACCACGGCGCTCGCCGCGGGCGTGGAGTCGCACGAGGAGGTCTCAGGCCCTGAGAACGGCGCACAGCGCTGCATCCGTCGTGAGGGATCGACGTGGTCGGCGTGTCGGTGCTCGGACTGCCGGGCCAGTAACGCCCGCCTGCACAAGCTGAACCGCGTCGGCCGCCTCGGCAACGCTGCCGGCGCCCGAGCGCGCGCAGACGTCCTGCTCGACTCGTGGCAGGCCGCGGACTGGAACGCCATGGCGATCGCGAGCGCGACCGGCATCTCGGTGGCCACGGTCCGCGACCTTCTGCGGGAACGCAGGGGCGGCCACCGGCGCGAGCTGACTCGCGGGACCATCCAGGCGGTCCTGTCCGCCGCAACGCCCACCAGTGGCCGCGTTGGGGCCGTGGGGACTCGGCGACGCTTGCGGGCCCTGGCCTGGATGGGCTGGACGCTGCAGGACCTTGCGTCCCGCACGGGCGTTCCGCTGATGACCCTGTCGGACGCGCGTGCCGACAGCCTCCGCACCGTCCTGGCTGCGGTCGCCACCACGGTCGCGGACCTCTACGAGCAGCTGCAGAACACGATGGGCCCGTCGGCGTGGATCGTCAGCTACGCACGCAACCGCGCCTGGGCGCCCCCGGCCGCGTGGGACGACGACACGATCGACGACCCCGCGGCGCAGCCTGAGGGCCTGGTCCCGCGCGGCCGGCGCACGACGGACCCGCTGGTCGTCGAGGAGGTCGCCGACCTGCACCGGGTCGGGTACACCGACCGGGAGATCGCCACCCGCCTGGGCTTCAATACCCCGGACGCTGTCGCGATGATCCGCCGCCGGCACTTGAAGCGGGCCGCGGCGTGAGCGGCGCGTTCCCGCCTCGGATCCGCAACGTGGTCCTGACCCGGGATACGTGGTGCGCCGGGTGCGGGTCGATGGAGAAACCCACGATCCAGCACCGCCGGGCCCGCGGGATGGGCGGCTCATCGAAGGCCTCGACGTCGTCGCCGGCCAACGGGCTGCTCCTCTGCGGGTCCGGGACGACGGGCTGCCACGGCTGGACCGAGTCCCACCCGGCCGAGGCCGCGTTCCTCGGGTGGCGCGTCACCCAGTTCGACGACCCCACCCACGTGCCCGTGTGGCGCACGACGCCCCTGGGCGGGGAGTGGGTGCTCCTCGACGACGACGGCAACTCCACGCCCGCCCCTGACAGCGCTCTGGCCGCTCTGGCCGCGCTCCACGCCGAACACCTCACCAGGAGGACCGCATGAAGATCAGCCGCGCTGCTGCGCGCCTCGCCATGAAGCACCCGGACTGGCCCCTGTACCGCTGCATCGAGGAGGCCGGCCGGTGAGCCGCTACGACCGCTGCGACGAGACCTGCACGACGGACTGCGGGCACTGCAAGGGCTGGGGCGTGCCGAGAGAGCTGGCTGGCGCGACGACGGAGGGTGCCTCGTGGGTGTACCCGGCGAACGCTGGGGAGTTCGCTGCACGGTGGAACGCTGCCTCGCTGGAGGAGCGTGAGCAGCGCGTGCAGGGGATGGTCGCGGCCTCGCAGCAGATGGGGACGTGCGTCTACGGCAGGCACGAGGAGCGGCTGCGCGAGCTGCAGGAGCAGGTGATGCGCCTCACCGCCCAGCTCGACGAGCGCCGGGTGCTCGTCGGCTTCGACGCGGCCCACCCCGGCTTCGTGCACTTCGAGCTCGACATGGACCGGCCTGGCTACCGGGTGGTGCAGCACCCGACGTGCTCGCTGGACGAGGCGGCCGGCATCCACGACGCCCACATCGACGAGGACCTGCCCACGACCGCCGGTGCCGTCCTCAAGATCACGTACACCGAAGGAGACGACCATGCCTGAGCAGCAGCCCAGCACCGTGACAGAGCTGGAGGAGATGCACGTCGGGCAGCACGTCCTTGACGGGCGCGCCGGCGTTGAGTGGGTCAAGGGCAAGCACGGATGGGACGAGGCCGATCGACGCGACCACCCCGCACCGATCACGAGCCACGCCCTGGTCGAGCACTACGGCCCGATCCGCCGCCGCAACCCAGTCCAGCAGCAGCCCGACACCGTAATCGAGCTGCGCAAGGTGTTGATGTCCGCCGGGTACTTCGTTGAGCCCTACGTCGCACACGACCTGGCCCGCGCTGTCCTGGCTCGCACGGACCTCGTCGTCCCCCGCGCTGACGCCGTCCCCCGGCAAGCCCTCCTCGACCTCGCGGACGAGTACGACCGGCTCCGCATGTCCAACCCGCAGGTCACCGCCCGCGAGCTGCGTGCCCTCGCTGGGGGTGCGTCGTGACCGCCTCCGAGCACCCCGGGTGGGTGCTGGTCCGGTCCCGCAGCTTCGAGGACGTCCTGGAGACCCGCACTGGTCGTCTCCTGCAGCGCCTGGCGCGCACCCTGCACATCCGCTCCACCACGAAGGGGGACGCGTGAGCGTCGACACCGAGCTCAACCTCACCCAGGCGCTCAACACGATCCTCGAGGTCTGGGACGAGACCCTCGACCCGCCGCGAGCGCCAGGTGGCGGTGGTGGCGGTGGGAAGCCGGCGTCGCGGTCCCCGCTGCCGGACGACGCCTTCGACTGCCGGAAGCACGCTGCAGCCGTACTGGGCGCCTGGTGCGACCTCACGGTCACGGAGCTGGGCCTATGCGTCCAGGTGCACACGCGCGGCCGGCACCAGCAGGGCGCGCTGTGCCTGCGACGCACGAGCGATCTCCCGTCCGGTGACGTCGTCGCCCTGGCCGCGTGGCTGGCTGACCACGTCGTGTGGTTGGCGGACCAGGAGCTGGGCCCCGTGGCCGCGCTCGAGCTGACCGAGGCGGCCAAGGACCTGGACCGCATCGCACACCCGGACCGCCCGGACGCGCTGTACATCGGCCGGTGCCCCGTCGGCCTCGACGTCGGCACGCCATGCGGCCGCCGGCTGTACTGGCCCCGCGGCGCCCTCACGGTGGACTGCAGCGCCTGCGGCACTCGGGACGACGTCTACGGCTGGGTCAAGCGGATGGGCGACGAGATGCCCGACGACCTCACCGCGGTGCAGCTGAGCACCTACCTGACGCGGGCCCTCGACGTCCTCATCAGCCACGAGCTGGTGCGGAAGTGGGTCAGCCGCGGCGTGCTGCCCCAGCTGGACCGTAGGGACGAGCGGCACCGGCCGCTGTACTCGGCGCCCGCCGCGCTGGTCTTGGCCGACGCCCACCTCAAGAAGTCCCAACGCAGACCGCCACGCAGAGTTGCCTAGGGTTGCTTGCTAGGGAGGCAACCTCAGGTACTGTGTGACGGGTCGGGGGCACAGCTGTCCCTCCAGGACGGCCGGGTGGTCAGGTGCTCCCCCCACATCAGGGGTCGCAGCACTGGCCATCCGGCCCAGTGCCCCACCCAGGGAGGCCACTCAGTGCCCACCCCCACCCCAGTGCTCCCCCAGTCGGACCGTGACCTCCTCGACCTGGTCGGGTCCTTCTCCTCGCTAACCGAAGCCGCGACGTCACACGTCATGCACGACCGCTTCGGCAGCAGCACGCGGGCCTGGCAGCAGGTCAACGCCCTGATCGACTACCCGCCGGCCATGGCCTACGCGCCCGACACCTGCGCCCGCCTGCGCCGCGTGCGTGACAGGCGCACCGTGCTGCGAGCCCGCGGCCGCTCGACCTGATGCCCTGCCGTGGATGCGGCAGGCCTGGCACGCAGCACTGCAGCGCGTGTCAACGCGGCCGCGGCACGACGAGCGCGCGCGGCTACGGCGCTGAGCATCAGCGAGCACGACGCGCATGGGCTCAGCGCATCGCCGATGGGGAGCGGCCGCCGTGCCGACGCTGCGGCGTTCCGATCGAGCCTCACGAGCAGTGGGACCTCGGGCACTGGGAGGACCGCACCGCGGCCTCTGAGCCCGAGCACGCGCGCCAATGCAACCGAGCAACGAACCGGAGGACGCCATGACCTGCTCGCCGTCGACGCTGAACGCTCAGCTCTGGGGCATCGCCGCCACGGTGGGCATCCTGCTCGTGGTGGTCCTGGCAGCCGTCCTCGCCGAGCGCTGGGCGCGTCGTGAGGACGAGCGCCGAGCACGCTTCCTGGCTCGCGTCGCCGCTGACCGCTCGATCCGCGGCGAGGTCTTCATCAGCGGCCCGAGCGTTCGGCCCAGCGACCTGCACGAGGCGGCCACCTCGGGCCGCTCGATCGTCGACGTGATCAAGGACCGGGGGGCGGGGTCGAAGTCCAGGTCCCCTTGGGCCCTCTGACCCGCGCCAGGCTTGCGCGCGCGTGCACAGAACAACCCCCTTTTTTCGGCCCCCAGTCGTTTCCATGATCCGTAAGTGGTCCTGAGCAGTGCGTAGCGGAGGGGGGTGATCGGCGTGGGGCGTCCTCCGAAGCCGATGGAGCAGAAGCGCCGCACCGGCCGCGCTCCCGGCAAGGACTCCGCCGGTCGCGACCTGCCGCACCTCGGGAACGTCCGCTCGCTGCCTGGTGCCGGCGGCCAGGTGCCCCCGGTTCCGCCCTCGCTCGTCGAGGACGGCGCCGGTGCGGCGCGCTGGGAGCGGCTGTGGCGCGAGGCCGCCGAGTGGCTGGCTGTCGGCACCGACTGGCATCTCCTTGTGCGGCTGTGCGAGGCGGAAGATCTGCGCCAGGGCATGCGCGAGGCCCTCGCCGAGTCAGGGTTCTTCGTGGCGGGCTCGATGGGACAGCAGCGCCCCAACCCGCTGATCGACAAGCTGCGCCTGCACGACGCCGAGATCCTGCGCATGGAACGCGAGTGCGGCCTCACCCCGGCCGCCCGCGGATCGCTGGGTGTCGGTGAGGTGCAGGAGAAGACCGGCTCCGGCCTGGATCAGATCCTGCGCGACGCCGCCAACCGCGGCGCGAGACGCTCCGGGTGAGCGCCACCCTCCAGCAGCCGCACCCCACGCGCCGCAGCACGGTCAAGCCGTGGCCGCCGCGCTGGCTGACCTCCGTACCGCGCGGAGACCTCATGCGCTCCGACGGAGAGCTGTACGGGCGCATCATCAACGCCACCTGCCGGATCACGAAGGACTCGGTGGCCGGCCCGTCCGGGCAGTTGATCAGCGTGCGTCCCTGGCAGGAGCAACTCCTGCGGCACCTGCTGGCGCGCCGCGCGGACGGCTACTTCCGCCACCGCGTCGGGTACGTCGGCATCGCCCGCAAGAACGGCAAGTCCGGTCTCGGCTCCGGCCTGGCCATCGGCTCCATGCTGCTCGGTCCCGGCGGAGGACAGGTCATCTCCTGCGCCGGGGACAGGGACCAGGCCGGCATCGTCTTCGAGGACGCCAAGAAGATGGTCAACGCCGACCCCGACCTCTCCCGTGCCATCAAGGTCTACGCCAAGGTGATGGAGGTCCCGGCCACCGGGACGACCTACAAGGCCGTCTCCGCCGACGCCTACACCAAGGAGGGCCTGAACCCCAGCCTCGTGCTCTTCGACGAGGTCCACGTTCAGCCCACCCGAGAGCTGTGGGACGTCATGGCCCAGGCCCAGGGGGCCCGCCCGGAGCCGCTCATGGTGGGCATCACCACGGCCGGGGTGAAGACCGACCGCACCGGCAAGGACAGCCTGGCCTACGGGATGTACCAGTACGGCGTCAAGGTCGCCAAGGGCGAGATCGACGACCCCACCTTCTTCATGGCCTGGTGGGAGCCACGCGCCGGCGCCGACGCCCCGCACGACGACCCCCGCACCTGGCGCGAGGCAAACCCAGGCTTCGACGACCTGGTCTCCGCCGCCGACTTCGCCTCCGTGGTGCGCCGCACCCCAGAGAACGAGTTCCGCACCAAGCGCTGCAACCAGTGGGTGTCCTCTGCCCGCGCCTGGCTGCCCGGCGGGACCTGGGAAGCGATCGCCGACCCGAAGCGCTACCCCGGCGGCCCACCGAGAGGCACCCGCGTCGTGCTGGCCTTCGACGGTTCCAAGAGCGGCGACTCCACCGCCCTGCTCGGCATCACCGTCGAGGAGAAGCCGCACGTCTTCGTCGTCGGCCTGTGGGAGAAGGAACCGAACGACCAGAAGTGGCGAGTGCCCCGCGCGGAGGTCAAGGAGGCGGTGCGCGAGGCCTGCCGCACGTGGGACGTACCCGAGATCGCCTGGGACGACTTCATGTGGCAGGACGCCCGGGAGGAGCTCGAGGACGACGAGCTGCCCGTCGAGGTCTACCCCCAGTCTCCCGAGCGCATGGGCAAGGCCACGCAGCGCTTCGAGGAAGCGGTGATCGACAAGAGCATCACCCACGACGGCGACCCCCGCCTGACCCGACACATCGACAACGCCGTCCCGAAGCCAACCAGCCGCGGCATGGCCCGCATCGTCAAGGAGTCCCCCGACTCCCCCCGCCGCATCGACGGCGCCGTCACAGCCGTCTTCGGCCTCGACCGCACCGTGTGGTGGCACGACAACACCGACGACGGACCCAACATCTGGTGAGGAGGACGGACATGCGCGCAGCCATCGCCGCGATCCTCGGCGTCGCCCTCCTGGTCGCCGCCGTCGCAGGCCTCGCCGGCCTCTGGTGGGCACTCGCCGCCGCAGGGGTGGCCCTGTTCGGCTTCGGCTGCCTCGACGAGCGTGGCCGCGCGGCCGAGTCCCGCGCGGCCGCGACGGAGCGTGACTCGTGAGGGCCCTCAGCGCGCTCGTCGGCATGAGCCGGCGCGAGGCGTCTCTGGAGAACCCGTCGACCCCGCTGAGCGCCGGCCGCCTCCTGTCAGAGGTCACCGACCCGGGCACTCTGTGGTCGGCCACGACGGGGCACCCCACCCGCATCGGCGCAGCGTTCCGGTGTGTGCAGATCATTTCCCAGACCGTCGCCGGCATCCCCATCCAGGTGCGCCGTCGCGACGACAAGACGCCGATCGACGTGCCAGCTCTGACGTCCGAACGCGGCGGTCCCACCCCGTTCGAGACGTGGGAGACGGTCGTCGCCCACATCGCCCTGCAGGGCAACGCCTACCTGCGCAAGATGCGGACCCGCGACGGTCGCATCCTGGCCCTACTGCCCATCCACCCGACCCGAGTCCAGGTCGATGTCGTCGACGCCACCGAGGTCGGCGTGCCGTTCGCGAAGGTCTTCACCATCGACGGCCGCCGCTTCGACCCGCTGACCGAGCGCGACGTCCTGCACATCCCCGGCTTGAGCCTCGACGGAGTCATGGGCGTTTCGGTCATCAGCCACCTGCGCCAGACCTTCGACGTGGCCGCGTCCGCTGAGCGCATGGCCGCTCGCTTCTACGACCAGGGCATGCTGCTGTCCGGGTTCCTGTCGACCGCGGCCGACCTCGACGAGAAGAAGGCCGGGATCCTCAAGGATCGCTGGCGGGCGAAGATGATGGGCACCGACAACGCCTACGACGTGGCCGTCCTCGACAAGGGCGTCACCTTCGAGAAGCTCTCGATGTCCCCGTCGGACGCCCAGTTTCTCGAGACGCGGAAGTTCTCCACCACCGAGATCGCCCGGCTGTTCGGCATCCCCGGCTGGATGATCAACGACCAGGAGAAGTCGACGTCCTGGGGCACCGGCATGGAGCAGCAGTGGCGCACCTTCGT